TAGTGTTTTTGAGCTCTTTGAGTTTGAGCAGTTTAGGTGCTGTGACACTTATGAAAATGTCTACCCTGCCCTATGACGCAATAACCACGTGGGCTTATGGTTCAGGGGCAGTGTATATTATGTTAAATTCAAAGGTAACAAAATTAGCTGAAATCGAAGGTCAATTGCATAGGCTCAGTTCTCATCAACTGATGCAGCTTGTTGCCGCTAACGATGTTGAAGCTAGCCAAGTATCTACACACCGCATTTATTAATTGCTGATCTATTCCTGTTTCAGCAAGTCTAAGTTTTTCTTTAGCAATATATCTGTAATACCTTCTACGTTTTACTTTATCTCTACCTTCGTTGCGAACACGCCAGTAATAGTTACTGAGTAATCTCGCCCATTCAGGCAGCACTATATTTGCTTGATTATTAAAGCCGTACATATTTATTATTATTTGATGTTTATTAGGTAATGCTAGGACGCAAAAAATCAAAAGCAGTCTACAGGGCGCGCAACAAGCAATTGTTAGGCGCAAGCAGAAAAGCACGCGAATTAAGGCATTGGAGTTTTAAAAGACGCTGGTCTACATCAAGGGCTACGCCCTTAATAATCCCGTTAGCTAGGAATCAATTTCTGATCGCCAAACATGCTGAGCCATGACTTCAGGCGGTGCAATCTTTTCGCGGTCAGCTTTTTTCTTCAAATAGGCTTTGTAATCCCTATTGTCTTTGTAAATTTTGTAAGCCGTGGAAACAAAAATGAAGAACATTAGCAATGCTGATGCGGTATAGATAACGAACCAAAACTTAGCGCAGCCGACCCAGTGCGAGGGCTTTGACGAGCAATAGAGCGAATAGTCTATTATGTTGGTGACGATGTTGAAAATGTCATGAGTAATCATTATTTTTAGATTTTATTAACATGAAGTAACAGCAGAATATCAGATTTTGAAATATCAGACGAATTAGCGCGTAGAAATTCAGGTAAGAACCTAGAACCTGATTTTGTGTTGGTTTCTTTGGATTCTGATAAACCACCCAGTAAAATGACATCCTGAAAACCTGAATTAACCACGGTGTTTAGCTCTCGTTTTATCAACGTTGGCGAGTTATTGACCCCTGTATTAGTCAGCACAAAATTACTAATTTGATGATGTATCGTCAGCTCTATGTTGTCTTTATGAAACACTGGCGTTAGATCTAGCAGCACGCCACTTGGTTTATATTCCACGGACTGGACAGCTTGACCGTTATTTTGATAGCTGACATTGCCTAAGATTGGCACTTCTGCACCCACGTTAAAAGACCCCTTTTGTCTGTTTTTAACAGTCAGCAAAGGACTAGAAATCACATTGAAACGAGAGTCAGAGGCAAGCGCAGATATTCCAGCTTGGATATTGCCCACTTTAAAATTAAGCACGTTGTTGGCTATTGCAGTGCCTAGATTCAGATTAAAAGCGTTAGTCAGTAAGTTAGCAGCAATATTAAATGAGCTTTGTTTATTGTCGGTGTTTGTCACCTCGTATAAATAAGCCGTAATTTGAACTTGATCGTCTGGTACATCTAACACTAGCAACAGCTTTTCTAGTGCGTTTATTTCGTTCTTAGTGCCATTGAATATGAAAGCGTCCAGCGGCTTAGAAATAAGGCTTTGTGCGCTATTGCCTGCGGTTTGCACCCCTGCTCTGTCCGTTTCAGCGGTAGACGATTGGACTTGTTTTTTAAAGGTGAACGCCCCGACTTTAAAAATGTTACTGACCATATCAGTTAGGTAGACCACGTCGCGGTATTTAGGCTTGTAATAAAACGGTGTGACATCAGGTTCTAATTCTTTTTTACGCTTGGTTATCCTGATGATATTGTTATTTTCAGCGACTTCATAACCAGCGTTTTGAATCACACCAGCCAGTATATTTTTTATCTGCTGCTTGTTTTTATCTTTCACATAGACAGATACAGTCTGTGCATCATTGTTGAATTCATTATCTGCAATGTAGTCGGCTTGTATAATCTGCGAATAAGCGACTTTAGCCAGCTCGTTAATGCGGATATTTTCAAAGGTGAGAGATTCGGCAGCACTATTAAAGCTGATAAGCAAAAGTAGATATAAAGCGTTTTTCATGGTTGCATGAGTCCTGTTTGGTTAGACTTTGGCGCTTGCCAGTTGGTATAGACTTGCCCATCAACAGACGCTCTAATCTCAAGACCAGCAAACACTATCATGGGCGCAGATACATAACGGTAAGCGCCCTTTTCATTTTCTAAGACTAACGTATAGCCGTCACCTTTCTGATAATGCCCTTTAATAACCCAGCTAGACGAAACAGCAGGAACTTCGGACGCAGCTTGTGGCGTTGTTTGTACAGTAGTCCCAGTAACAGTAATTTGAGCATTGTCTGATTCTTTCGGTTTTGGGTGAAAAAATCCCCATAGAATATAAATAGCAAATGCAGCGACAATGACCAAGACACCAAGCGCAACAAAGATTTTACCCTTGAGGATATTGCCTCTTGAATCAGTCGTTAATTCCTGTGCATCTGCATCCCCCTCTTGTTTTGTGGAGTGCGATTTATAAAGCGGAAAATACTTAGCCTTATATTCTTTTTGGTAACTGTTTAGTGGTTTACGTGTGACATAGTGCTTGTTGTATACGTCTAAGCGATAGCGTTTAGTTGAGCCTAATGCGTCAAGTTTGGTTGTTCTAAACGTTTGATTGATGATGTTTTTAACGCTGCGGTGTATGTCCTGAATATCTTGTGTAATGAGTGCAATTTCACAGATTAAGCCAGTTTTTGGATGTGGCATTTGACCGTGCATACGGAAGAAATTTTTTACCTGTTCAGGTTTCTTTTTACCATCTGAATCTTTAGGTGCGAAACCATCCCAAAAACGCCATATTTCATCCAGCACGAGAAAATCACCACGCTGCAAAAGCCTTTCGTGACGCTCATTATTAGCAGTTATGTCAGTTATCCAAAAATCAGGGTTTAGCACTTCATCATGCTGCAAATTGACAATTGTGCCGATATTCTCTATTTCAGGATTCTCAGCTTTGATTAGTTCGACATAGGCATCATGATTAAGACCAGCAATGTTAGAAACAACACGCCTTCCCTGCTTTAATGCTTGCAGGATGACAACACTGCATAGCTCGTATGTTTTGCCTGTGCGTGGATCGCCAATATATGCTTTAACTGGCATTACATCATTCCGTGTTCATCTTCAATGGATAATAAAATGTCGCTTAAAAGATGAAATTTATAATCAATGCAATCGTGGTTTTTATAGGCTGAATCATGTTCAGCATTGATAGTATAGAAGTCAATTAAAGACTTTTTGTATGAATTTTGTAAGCTTAGAATTAGGCTTTGGAAAGCTTCAAATTTTTCATTTATTTTTGCTTCAACTTCTAGAACTTCGTCACATAGAAGGTCTTTTTCTTCGTCTAAGCCTTTGTGTGAATAATAGAGCTCATTAGCTTTCTTATATTCGGTGAGTAATTCATTTTCAACAATTTTTACCAAATCTAAATCAATAATATTTTTAGTCATTTTCTTATCCTATGAACGGCAATCTACGAATAATGAAACGTGCAATTAATGCTGATACGACCAGCGATAAACCACCAATTAGATTCATTAGGTTGATGAAATACCATACCTTTGGGTCTAGTCCTGAAAAGGCATTGCTTAGTGCAGCAGGATTCACAAAGTCAGCAATGAGAGGTACTACAAAAGACATAACAAATGTAAACAATGAAGCAATCACAGTAAACAAAATAAACTTAAGCTGCGCACCCCTTAAGAGCCAGCCAAACACCAAAGAAAATGCTTTTTGCATGTTATGCCCCCAATACAATCATTAAGGCTAAGATTGTGTAGAACACACTCATTGCGCCTTGTATAAGCGTTAAATTCTCATTGAATAGTTGGCACATGACATTGAAGTTGTATTCGTTGTTATTCCAAGTAAATGAACCTGTAGGGCATTGTCCAGTTTGTGACGGCACAGACCATGCACGCAATGGATTGAAATAAGACACTAGCGGATTCACTAAGTCAGGCGCTAACAAGTCGGGATTGTCTTGTGATTCGTCTAGCTTATTAACTATCTTGTCAGCAGCCGTTGAAGCCTCACCTGAACGCGCGTAATCAGTTGGAATGGATACATTGATACTCGGTTGAGCAACGGCATTTGTAGGCGCTTGCACAAGCGTTCCGCCTGTGGCATTCACTAAGACTAATTGACCGTTTTGCACGGTAACTAATTGCCCTTGTGCATTGGTATAAACTTGCCCCTCGCGGATGAGTTGACCGTTTAATGGTACAGATGCCACTTGTGAAACAATGCCAGTTTCTCCGTTGACATCAATGATTACTGCTCCTCCACCTGTTGAGGTGTTAGATAATCCTGCAATTCTAAAATGCCCTGGTAATCCAGGTATTGGTATACAAACCTGATAAGGACATTCACCACCATAGCCACCGCCACCAGCAGACATAGGAGGCGTTACCGCGTAATTAACAGGTTCATTTGTTTGAGGGTCTACAGCATCAAATAGAAGATTGCCGTTTTGTACTCTCATGTTTTGCGGAGGTGTTGCACAATCAGGGTCTGAATTGTTAGTAATATAAGTTGCACCTGATGAAGATGTAGAAATCTGTAAATCACAGTTTTTGTCAGGTACTACTTCGGGTTGTGTTAGCGCACATGAGCCGCTTTGTAATGTATAGCCAGCAGGGCAAGGGTCTGTTTCAGGGTTAAGTTGGCATGAACCATTATTGAAAGTGTAGCCAGTTTGACAGCCGCTAACTTTATCCACTTGTCTAGTGAATGATGATTCTGTAATCCCATATTGGTTCGGCACTTCTGAAATGTTCGAATATGTAATTGTTTGAGTACAAGTAGTTGGTCCGCTCTCTGATGCTGAATAACTAATTGTGTATGTACATGCACCGTAATTGGCACAATTTGCGGTGTTAGATTCAACTTGTGGGCATACTAAACCCGAATTAGTTGTTGTTGGAATTGAGGCAACAGTTGGCGCTAAATTTGGGTTAGCTATTGGTCTATCTCTTGTTAATGGTGTTAATGGTATTCGTAGAGATTGGTCTAAAATGCCGTCTGCATCATTATCACGACCAAATTGAAACATGCCCATGCGTTGACCGACTAATGGTTCTAATGCTGTAGGAGTTAACATAGCACCAGCAGCTAGCAAACCTAAGCCTGACCCAGTAATCGCACCACCAGCATCTATTAGACCTAGTGCAACCAATACAGGTGCAATGGCTTTAGATTGAATTGATACACCAATTAAGCTAAAGCATAGAATTAGTGAAATGATGATTTTTTTAGTCATCGCTTAAGCCTTTAATGACAGCCCAAGCACATAGCAAGCCCATAAAGAACATTGAGAAATCAAGAATTTGAGCAGGAGTAAGATAAATAGGCATGATGATATGAATTAAAAAAGTGGGCTAACCTTTTGAGCTAGCCCACGATTCAATTACAAGCCTTTAACAGCAGCAATAACCATTTTTGCAGCTTTCCAAGCTACGTAAACACCAACCATAATTGCAGCAACAGCAAGAATAGCAGTGATAACTGTAGAGAAATCAACAGCAGTTGTTAGTGTTGTTAAATCTACTGGTGCAGCTTGAACAGCGCCAGCAACTAAAGCAGAAACAGCAGCAACAGCAGATAAAGCAAAAGACTTCATAGTTTTGAACATTTTAATTACTCCATTTAAAAAACCACCTAAACGCAGGTGTTGCGACTAAGGAACTGTACCCCTAGATTTTTTTAGCCTTTCAGCTAAAACCTTTTACCAGCGCCTTACAGCGTTGATAATCATTCCTAGATTCTTTGATAAGTACCAAAGAGAAAAAACACCAGCAAAAGCAAAGCCCCATAGTGCAGCAGCAGAGGCGTAATCGTATAAATTATCATCTGTATTGCATGTGCCAATTATGTTGCTTGGAGCAGTTCCAAGTGTTTGTATTGGATTTGGTCCCTCTTGATAACCAGTAAACCAAGTGCCATCGCTTTTATATACAAATGTTTTAAAAACAATTCCAAATTCTTGTTTATATGAAATTGGTTGTGATGAGTAATAGTAATCAAGAGCGTCATTTAGATTTGTATGACATCTACCCATCGTTAAATAGCCGATTGCCATTTTATGCAGCCTTAACCTGTTTGGCGTTACTGATATTAATAAGCTCAATCGCTTCAATTTGCTGATTGATAGTTAAAGGGGTTGAGTTTTTGAAATTAAAGAACTTACGAATTACAGCATCATGAAAAACAATGTAATCAGATGGCAAATCGTTTTCTTTCGACATAAAGCCAGCGATCATTTTTAAATGAATCTCAGTAACATTATTTGGCAATTCTGTAGTTGATAGAATTTCATTATTAATCGGGCAGTAAAAGGATACTTTCATTAAATCCCCTCTTTCAGTCTTTTTGTATTTATTTTCAAATCCCCCCGTATTACATGGGGGGGCATCTAATCGAAAAGCGTTTTCAAAATGCGTCCTCGCTTCGCTGCGGGCGCTTTTGAAAAAGCTTTTGATCATCTTTTCACCTGTGATTCGCGTTCATAAAAATCATAAACAACGAAATCAAAATCAAGGTCATTCAATGCAGTTTCAACAGCAGATTCTTTGTTATTAAATCTGCCAGCTAAGTTTAAATTGTGCGTGTAATTCAACCGAGGAGTTAAAAACTCCCCAGTTGATTGGCATTGAACAATGAATACTTGCTTAAACATTATTTAGCAGGGATAGCAGGTGAAGGAATGATTTTCAATTCAAAAACTTCAAGCCCCTTTGTGGTTACTTCGTAATCTGCATCAATCTGCAATGGGAATTTTTTTCCTACAAACGCTTCAAAGTTTTCTGATTTACCGTAAGGCACTTCAATAACATCAAACCCTAGATTTGATTCAGCACGAGCACGTGGAAATGGTAAAGAAACTAATAGTTTTGTATGGTCAAAGCTAAGCCCTTCTACTGTGCCTTTAAATTGTTTAACGCCTAATACTGTTAAGTTACCTTGCATTTTGTTTTCCTCTAATGCGTCATGTTGTTGGATAGTGCAAAAGCGTGACGCGGTAACTCATGCACATTTGTTAATTCATTCTCTAAAAACTTTTGTTTAAAGGCTTTAGGCAATGTCTTAGATTTGAG